ATTCAATTATTTGATTAATTAAACGATCACTTGCATGATCGTATTTACGATTAATATTAAAATAGTTATCGTGAGAAGAATAGTATTTATCTTTCATTTTGTATAAAGCTCTAGAATTGTGTTGATTTCTTGGCAATTGGTTTCGCCTACTGCTTCTTCACAGTGCGTAACCAAGTCCATTAGTTGATAGTTTAAAATGAGTTGATCTTTTGATTTATTCAACTCTTGAATGTATTTATACTTGCCGTTTACAGGGATGCTGGCAATAATATCCCATGTGGAGCCATACTCGGCTACTAAGCTGGCTGCACGTTTTGGTCCGATACTTGGAACACCAAATACGTTATCTCCACTATCACCAGTTAGACACTTAATCGAAATGTAATCCTCAGGATTCCACTCGTAGTGACTGCTCCAGTTTTCGTGCGTGACTTCTTTGCGTGTAACGTAACTGAACCGACTAACTTTAGGTTGTACAAGCAAGTCCCAGTCTTTATCACTAGAAATCAACCAGATTTCGTCAAACTTATTTAAGATTGACTTTTTGGTTGCGATATAAGCAGCAATGTCGTCTGCTTCAACGCCTTGAAATTTCAATACTGGATAGTCTGTGGAATTCTTGATGTGCTCTAGCGTGGCTAAAAAGTCTTCAAAGAATAGCTCGAAAGCCAGTGCTTCTGCTTCAGTTTGTAGTGCTTGTTTGTCTTTGCGATTTTGCTTGTATTCAGGGCTAAGAGCTTTGCGATAGCTTGAGGAGCCTTGATCACACGCCATGATAACGTGTGAGGCTTTGTAGCTTTTCTTCAAACTCTGAACTGTGCGTAGGTAGTCTTCAGCAAAATCAGTAGCACCCGAATGCTTATAGCGAAAAGCTAAGTTAAGTGAGTCTACGATAAGCAGTACGTTGCCTGCTTCTGCTAGTTTTGCGAATGATTTAGTTGCCATCTTTGTTACAGGTAATTGTTAGTGTTTTGCTAATGCCTTCGGCTGCGACAGTGGTACGAATTGTACCAGTTTTGCAGCTTCTTAAGAACGCATTGGAAATGCCGTTTGCCTCTGAATAGTCAGAATTACAACCTGCTAACAAGAGAATAAAAGTTAAAGTGTATATTGTTTTCATTTTATTATTATACCAAAGATGACTACATAAATCAAGTCACAAATTCTGGTTGCTCGTTAGTTAACCACTCTTCTAGTAGTGATACGTAAAATTCGTGGCCTTGAACATTTAGGAACATATAACGATACTTGTTGAGTGTTGGCATTTCTTGAAATGCCACAAATACTTTGCTTCGATCAAATTTAAAGATTAGTAATGGCTTCTTGTTAACCTGTAGTCCCTGACGGATTGTTTGTTCCCAAAATTCAATGATCTGAGGATTTTTACCTGTTAGTACACTACTGGTAAGGTGATCTTCTGCATAGCCTTTTACTTCTGTGCAGTACAGATTAGTTCGGCCAGGCACGTACAAATCGCCTTTAAGTTGATGTTTAGGGTCTAAAGCACCAGAGCCAGGTACTCGTTCCCACCCTAAACCGGTGTGTTTTTTCAAGAGGTCACGTACAGTAGTTTCTGTACGTGCACCCTTAGCTCTAGCGTCTACGGCCATTACGCCTGGGAAGCTTCACTTCCAGGTTCCACGCTGCTGGGAACCACTGCTTCAGCAGGTGCCTCCTCAACAACTGGCACTACAACCGTATCAGGAACACTTACAGTCACAGCTGGAGATGCGCCATCAACCGTGTAAACAATGCTATCAGTTAAGCAAAGATAAGTAGTTGGAGTATCACAAACAAGAGTTGCTAATTCGATTTGATTAAATGGCTCACCTAAGCCAATAGCAATAGTTTGACCATTGCGAGTAATTGTGTTGTGACCACTGGTTTCACGAATAACGTAAAGTTTCATTTTATACCTCAATTTGAGAGATGTTGTTTTGTTTAACAACATTGATTTTTTCAAGTAGAGGGTGTGTAAAGCCGTGCGACACTAGGAAAGTATTAAGGTATTCCTCTGCTAGTAAAACTTCTACTAGCTTTTCTTTTCCGTCAACATCTAAGGCTTCTACAGTCTCATCTAGAATTAATAAGTTAATGCGTGAACTTGATAGTGATTGCATTAACTTGCGAATGGCTAATAGGGTAGCTACGTTTACACGAGCACGCTCTCCGCCACTTAGTGCAAGAATATCAATATCCTTGCTATTATCTGTGATAATAACATTAAGTTTATCACTAGAATTAATGCGGAAGGCAATCTGGAATCTGCCGTCCGATAAGTCAACTAAGTACTGATTAGTTAGTTCTTCTAAGTCTTTAACCAAGCACTCAATCTTGTAAGCTACCAATCCAGTTGTTGAAAAGGTTTTGGTTAATATATTGATTAACCCCATCTTTTCACTTAGCTCATGAAGCGTACCAGAATACTTTTCCAGATCCTCATTCATGTCTACCAATTGTTTTGAAACAATATCAACTTTGGTATTGTGTGCGTCTGCTTCACGGTTGTGCTTTTCAGCTTTTACAATAGCAGCTTTTAGCTTTGTGATTTCGTCTTGAATTTCATCAAACTGACGACTTAGGTCATTTTGATCTAATAAATCTTCTTGCAGTTTAGGGTCTATTAGCGAGTGGTACTTTTCCCATTCTTCTTTGGCTTTTGTAGCTTTATCAAACTCAGCAACCTCAACTTTAACTTCTGCTTCTTTTGCTTGAAACTCTTTAATAATTACATCTAGTTCTGCAAACTTAGAGCGTGCTGTAGTTTGTAATTCTTGTTGCTCCAACAAAAGCGCAGCAATCTTGGCCTCATCAATAGTCTGCAAACAAGTAGGGCAAGTACCGGATAGTCCGTGCATTTTCTTTACAAAAGCTTGAGAATCTTTAACAGCCTTATTAAGCTCAATCTGCTCAGTAGCTGCTGTAGTTGCCACTGTTTTCAACTCTTTGGGCAACGGTGTAGGCTGTGGAGGGATTGGAAATACTTTTAAGCCATCTTGAATTTTGCGGTAAGTATTGTTTTTAGTGATCTTTTTATTAGTCTGCTCCAAGTTTTCTAGTGCAGTCGACAGGCCACTTTGCTTGGTAATCCAACTATCAGGTACTGCATCAACTGGTAACAATTCTTTAAGTGTTAAATCAGTGTTGCCATACTTGCTTAGCCAGTTATTAACTGTGGTAATTTGCGATTGGATTGCTGTGATTTCTTTTGATAGGTCTTGAGCAACTTCCTTAAAAATATCTTGTGCACGAGTATACTTGCCTAGGTTAAGTAACTCTATTAGGAACTTTTTTCTAGCTGTGTCTGGCGCAGTAAGAAATTCTAAGCTCGACGCATTTGACTGGTACACAATTTGTGCAAATGTCTTGTGGTCGAATCCTAGAATAGCTTCTATTTGCTTGTAGGTTGCTGTTGCAGTGTGTGCTGAAATATCATTACCTGAGCGGTATAGCTTTACGGTTTGCGTAGTACCACGACTAGATTTGATCTGATAACTAGTGGCATCTTTATCAAAGTCTAGCTCAATTGTATAAGTCTTGTCTTTGATATAGCGATTAAGAATGTCTGCTTTCTTAATGCCTTTTGAATTCTTGTTGAATAAGACTTCTTCTAAGATAAGTGCAACACTAGATTTACCATGACCGTTCTTGCCTACAAGTTGAGTAAGAGGGCTGTCTACAAAACTAACTACATTGTCCTTACCGTAACTAAAGGCATTAGACCAACGCAATGTTTTAAGAGTAATCATTAGACCAGCTTTCGTAACTCAGCAACACCGCCAATGTACTTGCCATTGATAAATATTTGTGGTACTGATCTGGCATCGGGAACTGCTTCCAGCAATTCTTGCTTTGTGGCATTTTCGCCTAGTATTTTAATTTCATAAGGAATGTTACGAAACTCAAGTATATTTTTAGCTTGATCACAAGCTATGCAGTTACGTTGTGACCAGATAACTGCTTTATTGTTCGAATTTGTCGGCATAGTTTTGCATTTCTTTTAGGACTTGAGTTACGGTTTCTGACGGCAATTCAAGTATGTAATTTAAGTATTCCGCTACTTCGTCCCCTAAGGTCATAGTAGGGTCTAAGATAAGTGTAGCTTCTGTGGCTCGTTTAATGACTTTTTTATCAATTAGATCACTATTCTCTAGCTCAGCTAATTCAGCCATATCACCCTCAATCTCATAGATTGTGTGGTGGTATTGTGTAGCCAGCTTTTCATCATGCACACCTATGGTTTTACGAATAAGCTGAGGTAGCTCTAGCTTTAGCCAATCGTGATTCCCAGTAGCGTCATCAAATAATAAAACCCCAGTATCCACGACATTACGATGAAAGCTAGTAGTGCAAGGGCTGCCAGGGTAAAGAATGTTTCTTTGAGAATTTTCATATGAGTGTAAGTCGCCAGCCAGCACAGTAGTCCAGGGATTAAAAATATCGAGGTCAATTTCTGGTTTGACATGAGGTGGAATTTCACCACGTACGTGAGTGCACAGAACTTTTTTGGAAAAAACAAAATCCGTTTTTTCAAGTTCTTTTAGTTTGTTATATGGAACAAAGTCAACGCCTTTATACGTATAAAAGTCGTCTACGATTCTGACTAAGGGATTAAGGCGTGCAACTACAACTTTTAAATTTGATAAAAAAGTTGTGTCTTTTTTAACCGCTTCGTGATTACCTGGATAGATAATAGTTTCCACTACGCAGCTGGCTACTAGATCAAAGAAACATTCTAGTTCTTCCATATTTGGCAACTTGTCAAATACGTCCCCGCCTATCACAAATAACTCACATAGCTTTTGTTGTTCTTGTAGTTGTTTCCACAAGCTGTTATACCGATTCTTTGCCCACTCTACTGGTACATTCTTTTGACCTAGCTTAATGTGCACGTCGGCTGTGAATAAGATTTTCATATTTTATTAGGCAAAAAAGCCTGGTAAGCTGTGAAGTTTACCAGGCTGATTTAATTTTACTCTAGATCTTTAACTGCTTCGCGCTCTGCGTCAGAAGTGGATTCTTCGTCAGCACCGCTTGTAACTTTTTCTAGGAGAGCTTTGACTTCGTCAGCCGTAGGACGAACATACTTTTCGTCGATTGCTTTTTCAGCATCTGCTAAGGCACGCTCAGCAGCCGAAAGTTTACGCGCTTTGCAACGCAATGGTTGCAATTGGTATTCAACGTTAAAGGCTAGAGGGCCAGTTTTAACGCGCTTGAATACAACATCCCAGCCAGTATCGTAATCAGTAGGATCGCCCAAATCTTCAGAAGTTGTCATGATCTGCTCAAACAATTTCTTTTTAAGGTTAAGTGCCTTAACTTTCCCATCCTTAGGGTCGATGCAATTAATAGAGTAGCTCCATGAGCACTTTGCATCTGGGAAGTATTCTTGAACGTGATCTACTTCTAGATTATCGAACTTTTCTTTTTCACGGCTGAATGCCAAGCACTCAATCGGAATATCTTTGTTGTTAGAACCTTTAATCCAGTACACATAACGAGGAAGAATTCCACCGATAAGACGTACTGTGTTTTCGCCATCTTTATACTCAAAAGCGTCTACTTTGTTTGATTGTGCTTTGCCTTTGGTATTTTTGAAGCTAATTGCCATTTGTTAATTCCTCGTATTTGAATTTAATTTGTTTGTTTTTGATTTCAAGCAATGGATTTGACTCCACTGCGGATAAGTTTAAATCGCTGAAATAGGTCAGATCTAAGTATTTAATCTTGTGTGATTTGTACAAAGCGTAGTCTCGTCGTGCAGATAATCTTAGATACTGTACTAGATAGCGAATGTCTGTAGTTTTGTCGTTGAAGAAGCCTTCGGGGTTTAACAAAAAACTACTGCCTGCTAATGATTTCTGGATTGGCTTGTAAACGGTGTATTTGCTTTTTGCGATTGTTCGTTTTTGCCAATGGAACTTAAGAGCCTGCAACATATAGTCCGGGTTACATAGTGTTTCCTGTTCTAATATTAAAATGTTGAAAAATAAGATCATTTTGTCCTTTTCAACTGATATTATACCAGTTTAGGGTCGACATGACAAGTCAATTTTTCTAGACCGATATAATTTCCCAGCCTTTACGCATATAAAGACCAAGCCTATCATTATTCTGCTTCTTGTCTGCAAATCCAGAAAACTGTATGTCTAATACTAGCGGTGTAAGCTTGTCAGTGTGAATACGCTGTATTCGTCCAACAATTTGTTCTAGTAGTGAGTCGTTTGACATTGGTACTGCTAGGATAACGCAGCTGAGGATGTTAACAGATATGCCTTCTGAGAAGATCTGCCTTGACCCACAAACGCATTTTTTGGTTCCATCGAGCAATTGCTCTTTTGCGAGTTTTCGGTCATTTGTTTCCGTGTTTCCAGTAACCAACACACTTTCTTCACCAACATATTCTGATACCTTTTCTAAGAATTCTACTCGATCTGCAATAACTAAGACACTATGTCCTAGTGACATTTGTGTTAGCGCTAAACTAGCGATAAATCTGCGGTAATCATCACTTTGCGTGAGATCAGTAATCTTTTCAACCCAAGTTGCGCCTGGCTTTAGGGTAATGCCAGGTTTAATTAGTTTAACTACTGGAGTTAAGGTATTGGATTGCGGTGGTTTGACGACGTGCGACCCGAAGTAGTCACGGAAGACGATATGCTTTTGATCTTTACGCACCATGGTTCCGGACAAAGCAATCCTGTATCTTGCGTGAAACGAGTCGATAATGGCAGCAAATGTTGTGGCAGGACAGTGGTGGGCTTCGTCGAGGATAACAGTCCCAAACTCCTTAGATAGAGATACAGTATGCTTAACAAGGGTTTGTACATTTGCAATGGTGATGAAATGATCTTCGTGGTCAATTTGTCCACCACCAATAACTCCGGGTTTCTGCCCGAATAAGACCTCGACTTCTTCAGCCCACTGGTCTCGTAATGCTGCTGTGTGGGTAATAACCAGGGTTTTTTGTCCGAACTTGTGGGCAAGGTGTAGCGCTGTGAAGGTTTTTCCCCATCCGACAAGAGCATTGATAAATACTGTATCTGCCACTTCGTCATATACGACCTGTTGTTCCGGTCGTAAAGGAAATTTGGGTGATGGAAAAGGAACTGATACACTGACTCGTCTATCAATGATTTCATAGTCTTCGGGGATTAGATCTTGACGCCCTTGCGGAAGTGACAAGATGCCTTTGGTTAATACTTTGTAGTTTTTGATTGTTTCTACAGCTGCAAACTTCTTAGACCCAGTATCTTTTTGTATTTTGTAGGTTAGTGCCTTGACGATGGCTTTAGTCGCATCTGTACCAGGATTATCCAAGTATATGCGATTTGATATAACTGCCTTAGCCATTAAACAAGTCTCCAACTTTCTTGAGGTTTAGTATTATACAAGCCATAAAAAATATAGCTCATTCCTGATTGCAGTACAGCAGCGTATTCTACATCCGCGTCTGGTTTAAATGTGGTCTTAAAACGCTGAGGAATTCCTTCCAGTTCTAAAACAACGCCTAAGCCCGCAGTAGGCAGTATCTTTGTTATCTTACGCACTAGTAACTTGGCTCGTTTTGATTTTTTGTACTGGAACAATGCTCCACTACTATCAATAAACCAAGTACTAGATTTTGCCAATTTGATCAAGTCACCTAAAAAGTAAATGGCTTGACGTATTGGGAAAAGCGGTATGTTGTTTACTAAGAGTTCTAGCCTGCGGCGGCTTAGGGTGTCCCTATCAATGCTTTTATCATCTACTATGCGTAAGGTACCTGTGTGTTCGTGGGTATCTAAATCAGTGTACTCTGTTGCATAGTAGACTATGTCACCATCTTGCTGTGGCTCACGCTCTCCAAGCCTAAAGACGGGCCAAACGATCTGTTCTAATCTCATAGAATTTCTCAAAGTCTCCAAATGCGTAGTCTTGTCCAACGTCCTGATCTACGCCGATAGGAGAGCCTTTGATAGAACATCCTAGGTCTTGCTGAGTGTTACGCTTGAGGATCTCGCAGTATTCCACCACATCTTCGTCTTTTACAAGCGCAACAATCGAGTCATGAACTAACATAAAGATTTTAGCATCCAGGTTTTTGGCTTTAACCTCATTTGCAGTAGCCATAGCACCAAACAAGTTCATGTCGGATGCTAAGGACTGTACTTCAGCGTTAATGCCCGAACGCACTTCATGAGCAGCAATACCTTTGTCGGTAGAGAACACATTTGGCAAACGGCGTTTACGACCAAAGAAACTATACGTATATCCATTAGCCTGAATAAACGCTTTACGCGAATCCAACCACTTTTTCAGTTTGTTAAATTTCGTAAAGTACGCTTTAATATCTTCTTGTGCCGTATCGAGGCCGTAATACTCACCGGTTGCTTTCGTAACAGTCTCTGAAACTTTCTTCGCTCCGCTTCCGTACAAAATGCCAAACGAGATAGCTTTAGCTGACTGTCGCATGGAAGGGTATAGCTTTTTGACATCTTCGACCGCACAAGGTAGTGAAAAGACCATGTGAGCAATCGTCGAGTGGAAGTCCCCGCCACCGGAGAAAACTTTCTGAAGGTTCTGGTCACCACTAAGCACTGCTGCATAATACATCTCTGCTGTTGTCAAGTCTTGACTTACAATCTTGTATCCCAGTGGAGCACTGATGCAACCTTTAATGATTGGGTCATCTCGTGGAATCTGCTGTGCATTAAACTTACCGCTTGAAGACAAACGCCCTGAAGTGGTAAAGATAAGATTAAAGTTTGTACGAATACGTCCATCTTTGTCTAGCTCTGGTAATATCTTTTGGATATAAGTGTTTTGAATCTTACCTAGCTGACGCACTTTAAGGATAGCTGCTGGTAAGGGATGTTGCTCTGCAAGTTCTTTTAGAACTTCGGCATCAGTTGAAATAGCGCCTGTAGCAGTTTTCTTGCCGGTATGCTCTAGCCCTAAGTAGTCAAATAGTATAGTGCGTAATTGTAGCACTGAGTTAGGATTAAAGATCTTGCCATTGTCTTGCTCAAACTGCTTGACTTCAGGAAAAGCGTAAACAACTTCTTTAGCCAGCTGAATCTGCTCGTTTAGGTACAAGTCCGCAGCTTTCATACGCTCAACACTAATAGGAATACCAACTTCTTCCATATTCATTAGGAATAAGGTACCGTCTACAAGCAATTTCTTGTAAACAAACATTAGCTTATCGTTTTTCTGGACTAGTGGCCAGAACTTCATGAATAGGTCAAATGTTACCGCAGTATCAATTGAAGCGTACTGTGAGATTACATCAAATGGGATTAAGTCGTAAGTAAAATCTTCTTGCAGCATACCGTGCTGAGCACAGTAAGATCGCTTAAAGTCGTCTAGTTCCGAATCGTAGTCACCATAGTCTGTGTACTTTAGTGCTAGAGGCTTTAAACCATGCGAGTCATTTTCGTCTAGGACGTAATGTAGTAGCATTGTGTCGTGCACTCGATCATGATCAAAGTCAATATCAAGATGATACTTAATCATCTTAAAGTCAAACTTCATGTTGTGGAACACAGGATGAAAGTCCTTGCTGATCTTGCGTAACAGATCAATACACAGCTCGTCTAAGCAATCCGTCATGATATAACGGCCTTGATGAGTTTTGTATGTTAAGGACACTCCTAGCACATAACCATCGCGGGGATACAGGGCTGTGGTTTCTGTGTCCCAAGCAACAAAGCCTTCAGCGTTTTCTAGGATTTCACGCAGGTAACGCTTGGCTTCTTTGGTATCACTAATACCAGCATAATCGCCAGCTGTGGTAGGCTTTAGCTCGCCTTCAATGTACTTGTGAATTTTATCACACGCACGTTGAAAGTCTGGCTTGCCTTCAGGCTTGAAGGATAGCATTGCAGGGTTGGAAATTGCAATGAACTTGTCGTTTACCAGTTGACCTGCCATGTTAGTCACGGAAGTGATCTTGGCATATTCTTTGGCGGCTTCGGCGCCGACTAAAATTACATAGTCGTATTCTTCCAAGTAAACTTCTAAGTCTACATCCTTTTTTAAGAGCTTGGTAATTGGCACAGAACTCATGTGGTAGTGGTCGAACTCAAACTTAAAGTAGTCTGAGTAACGTGTACGATTTGGAGCTTTGTCAATTAAGGCAATTTTTGGCATTTGTGTTCTTTCTAATACTTTATTATAGCGTATTTGGGCTAATATTTCAAGTTTGTTTTTGTAAAAGCTTTGTGTAGCTCTAACATGGTTTGACGAAATTCTTCGTCTGTTGTAACTTCGCGCCCTAGCCAGTATATACGCCCTTGTGGGTCGATACGTACTACTTCTTTACTACTAGGGTTATTAATCGTTATAGTACTAGGAAGTTCCGGTGCTTTGATATTTGCATAAGCATAATTATTTTGTAACATATTCTCTTGTAGAATCTACATCTTCTTGCGATAGCTCGCCAGGGTCTACACCGTCTGGAAGCATTACGTTTTCTACTATAAAGCCGCATTCTTCGATAAGGGGCTTTAGTGTAAACATGGCTTTTTCACCAGCTTCGTCGCCGTCAAACATTAGGTAAATGTGTGTGACGCCTTGTGCCTTAAAAGGCAGGAGCTTTTGGGCTGTGTTGTTTTGCAGTGTGTTTGTGCCAAAAGCACAAGTTACGTTGGTCAACCCCTTGTCGTATAAGTTCAGCATATCGAATATGCCTTCGACGATTACTAAGCTTTTTGCGGCTTGGGGTAAGTTTGCTGGAAACAGTGGAATTTGTACTCCACTAGGGTAATTTAAGTAGCGAGGGTTGCCGTTGCTGAGAGTGTGTCGGCCTACGTATACCGCTGTTTTACCAGTTACATCAGTAATTGGAAAGATAATGCGGTCTACTAGTTTTTCTACTTGATGGGTGTAAAATGCACCAAAGTGCTGTAGGGTTTTAGCCGATACACCGCGAAACGATTTCGTATAAGGAGTTGCTCCTGCGGGAACTTCTAGGCTGTTACCATACGATTTTAGCTCTGCTAGTTTTTCTTTTAGCTTTGCAATCTTTTGTGGAATAGGGTTGGTAAAGACCCCGTAGTATTTAAAGATATTGGTCTTAAACCCACAAGCAAAGCAGTGAGCTACACCAGATACTCGGTCTACACGGAAACTAGGATTGGAATCGGGGTGTTCTGGATTTAGGCAACCAATTAGGTAGTCACGTCCTGACACGGTGAATGCCAAATTGTTTTTCTGTATTAGTTCGAGTACTGGATCGCTCATAATTTGTTATCTGTAGTAAGTGTCTAGTATGTAAGCTGCTACCGCTTTAGGGTCGGTATTCCATACCTGTTGCGGTGTATCTAATTTAAAGTGTTCGTTTGGTGAAGTCCACCACTGAGTTACTAGTTCTGGTGAGCCTAGTAAGGATAAAAGTATTTCGTCTAAGTCGTTCATGAGCCTAGTCCATGTTCACTGGCTTGCCACATACGCATAGCTTTTTTAAGCTGTTCGCACTGGTCTAAACGAATATCGTCCATAATACCCATGCTCATAAACTCGCTATTCATATTACGCATAGTCATAGCCATTAGCGCATCGTGTTTAACTAGTAAAGTGTCTAGTACTACATCATATTCTTTATTCATCATGTATCCCAGGGTAGGTCGCTAGAAGGCTCAGACTTTGCTGTATCTGCGGATTTCTTAGTTCCTCCAGCTTTTTTAATCGTTTCTTTTGCTGCAGGCCGATCAAGAGACTGTGGCGAGATGCGTAAGGTGTCCCAATCAATAGGACAGGTAAAGGCCATTTCTTTGCCGCCACGGATTTTAGTGGTTTCAAAGGATATTGCTTGTTGATCTTTATCATGCGCTTCCATAACCAATGCAATGTCTGCGGCATCAAGTAATCCTTTCGCAAAACGCGCCTCGCCGCTAGCGTCAATTTGATATGGTGAGACCATGACCACTTCGTACTTGCGTGCAAGGTTCTTAAGTTTTTTGGACACTTCAATCTGCGGCTGCCAATCATACTGAGAATTACCTTCGATTTTAATTTGATTTACGTAGTCTACAATAACTACGGCTAGTTTGTCGCCAAACTTAGCTTTCATTTTACCAACGTGTAGGTCAATGTTACCAATCGTTAAATCGCGATCATCAACAATAACCATTTGATTATCGGGCTTTAAGTTAAAGTTACGCACTAAGGTTTCTTCAAACTTAAAGCGATCACGATGACGTAAATATTCCGATACTAATTCATCAGCATTCTGGAACATTCCTGCTCGGGCTTTAACGATTTTTAGGACTTCGTCGTCGGTTAGTTTATTTTGCTTTAGGTTTTGCTGGTTAACTCCGGCTAAGATGCCTAAGTTACGCTGATTTGTTTCTTTAGCTGTCATCTCAATCGAGAAATACAAACAGCTATTACCCATCTCGTATTGGTTAACAAAAATATTGCTACTGGTAATTGATTTACCAGAGCCACGTTTGCCACCAACAAAGATTAATTCTTGTCTAGCAACGCCGCCTAGTACGGCATCAAAAGTATTGTTAAGACCCAAGAACACACGTTCTTTGGCAATGTCTTCAGGATGTTGAAACAACAACATATCTGACATGGTAAATACTTTTTCACTAGTATGTGTTTTTTCCTCGATTGTCATTGCAATCGTGGCTAGGCTGTCTTTGATTTCGTTAGCGTCGTAAAGCGGTAGCTTATCTACAAATTTATCTAGTAATTTAACGGTTTCGTTCTGCGTGTACTGGTCGATTAGAGCATCTAAGGCTACTTCGGCTGATACTTCTGGAACGTCGGTGAGCTTTAGGGTCGCGAGTGTTTTTGATGCTGGACCTTCTCTTAGTGTAAGCTCAAGGTCGTCAAAGCTAGGAAGTTTACTGTACTTCTCGTAGTGCTTGTTTACGACCGAATATAGACTAGAGTAAGCCGGGTCTAAAAACACCAGCTTCAGCTTTGCCCAGATATCTAGGCTCTGCTCGCTTAGCAGTTTATTGAGAACGACGGCTGATACATCCATATTAACTTACCTTAGACTCATTATCAATTATTACTTGATCTATAATTTCCGTTATTTTATACAAAACCTGCTCACGCAGTTTCTTTATATCCTTTTGGTAACTAGTACCTTTGTCAAAAAGAATACTTAGTTGCTCGTGGGTTATCAGTTGTTGCAACCCAAAATAGATATGATCATAAGCCATAGTGGACTCAGGCATAATATTTACTTGAACCATACGACCATAGTTGTCTACAGCTTGCTTTACCACTTCTTCAACAGTAAACGACTCATTGTCGTGGTATGTAATTTCTACTTTCATTTACTGGATTTTCCAAGGTAAAAAGGCTGGGAGCCTTTACAAACTCCCAGCCTAGTGGTATTTAAAATACTAATTAAGCAGCAGCTTTTGCTTCTGCTTTGGCTTTCTTTGCAGCGCCATCGTAGTCTGCAACTTTGATACCACGACGAGTAAGCAAAGTACGTAGACCGCGTTCTGTTTTGTCAACTGCTTTAGCAATTTCAGCAACAGTCATGCTAGAGATAGCAGCACCGATTGCGGTAACTGGGTCAATAGCTTCTTTAGCGTGAGATTCGCGTTGTGCTGGAATCTTGCTAATTTGACCTTTACGAGTCAAGCTAAGAGCCTTACCACGAACTGAAGCTACAGATTTACCAAGAGCAGCTGCGATTTCTTCGATAAAAGAACCCGAATCAGCCATCTTAACAAACTTAACTTCTTCTTGTTCAGTATAAGTACGAGCAGCTTCAACTTTTTCTGCTGGCTTAACTGCACCAGTTAGTTCTAGAGCAAGCAACTTACCTTGGATTTGCTTTGCAGAGAACTTGCCTTCAGCAAAAGCTTCAGCGATTTCTTTGTAGGTATACGCACCTTCATTGGCCGTAACGAAGTCGCTTAGATCATCGCTTTCGTCTACGGTAAAGGCAGAGATTTTTTCTTTAGCCATTGAAGCAACTTCATGGTCAAGCTGACGCAATTTGCTGGCTACTGAACGAGTTGTGAAACCCAGAGCTTCTGCAATTTGTTCAACTGTACCGGCGGAAACGGGGCTTTCACCATTTACCATGTTCAACATTTGGTTGGTAGCCTCATCGCTCCACTTTTTAGTTTTTTCAGTCATTGTTTTTTTCTTTCAAAAAGGAATTTAGATTTTGTATAATGCTTATGCCGAGGTCATCGGCTTTTTTGCGTTTAGAACTGCCCTTGTTATCTTCGTCTACCAAGTAATCAGTAGATTTCGTTACTGTTTCCGCAACTTTGAAACCAGCCTCTTCTATTGCTTTGTAGGCTTCTGCTTTCGTCTTAAACGAAGATAATTTTCCAGTGATACAGATTGATTTTCCACCAACCTGTACGGGAACCTTGATTGAAGTAAAAGAAAAGGGTAAAAACTCTCTTACTTCTTGGAATTCTGTTTCTAGCCAGTTAACTAGATTTTGTGATACTTTCTCACCTAGAGTTGCCTCACGGCATTTCTCAAACGTAATTTCATCAATATTGCTAACGGCTGCGCTAATCTTCTTGCTAGCTGTGCCGCCTACTAAAGGAATCGAAAACGAGGCAATAACTGTTGCCAAGTCTGCTTGTTTGGCTTTTTCGATTTCTGCTAATAGCTTGGTTGCCACGGTCTTGCTTGACAAGGCTTCAGCAACTTCTGCTTCTTCCAAGTAGAAAATCTCAGTAATGTCAGCCAAACCCAATTTTTCAATAGTTTTGGCACCCATACCTTTAATACCTAGTGTTTTGCAGAAATGTTCAACTTTCTTGGAAAGCTGGGCATCGCAAGCTGTGTTTCGGCAAAAGAGTTGATCGTTGACAAACTCTAGTGGGTAGTCACAGCAAGGGCAAACAGTCGGGATTTTGATCTTCATGGTGGTTTTCTGTGTTTATAAGAGTATTATACAGCTTTAAGGAACATACAACAAGTCAAAATTTCTGATGCCTTAAGCATCAACTTTGTGGAGCACACAAGGAATAATCTCTCCAGCCCTGATAATGGCTACTGTGTCTCCAATTTGCAAGTCCAGCATTTCAATAAATCCTGGGTTATTGAGAGTAGCTCTGGAAACCAAAGCGTCGCCAATATAAACAGGAGCCAAGATTGCAACTGGAGTGACTTTGCCTGACTTACCAACTTGCCACTCAACATCAAGTAATGTTGTTTCAACGTGAGCCTGTCGTTCTTTTTTAGCATATGCGCCTCGGGGATGTTTGGCTGTGAAACCAAGTTCGTAGAATGTTTTATTATCGTCTACTCGGAACACTAGGCCATCACAAGGATAAATCTTGTCCAAGTCTAGTTCATTGATTACGCCAAAACCAAAGTGTTTGAGTTCCGACAAGTCTTTGGTAAACGTATCGCATAGGCTAGGCTGAATGCCGTATGCAAAGAATGAAAGTGCACGAGTCTTGAACTCATTTGGGTCTTTTAAGTTTAAGGCACCTGCGGCATAATTGCGTGAGTTTTCTACTGAAGCCGGAGCCACAATCTCGCCAGTTACTTGATATACTCCCTGTGCAGGGATTTTGTGAGGTACTAGCTTTGTGGCTAAGAGTTTATCAGTGATAATCTGACCTTCTACGCCATCGCCGCGAGTTAGAGCTTGGACTAGGTCGCCGTCGATGTACAGTAGGCTAATAGCAGCACCGTCTAGCTTAACACTGCAAGCTACATTACGAACGTCAGCTAGCGGACGATTGCCTTCATCTTCGTAATACTTTTGCAGTGAGTACATTTGGAATAAGTGCTTAGCAGTTTTGAAAACCGCTTTAGCGCCTACGCTTTGATAGCCAAAAGCATCAGCAAGATTATCAAACTGTGAATCACTGATGATTGGTGAACCTGCATAGTAGGCTTTTGATGCTGAGTCTAGGAATTGTTCAATTTTGTTCATAGATAGATTATAACCGATTAAACAGCTCTTTACAAGTTTAAATTTAACTTGCTAGCAGTTTGTGTACAAATTCACGCATAATACGTGCGTGCTGAGGAGTATACCAGCTTTCATCCATGCCGCCTTCCAAATACCACCATGCCAGTGCTTCTGGATGGCAGCCGAACAAGCCTACATTATCCTGAATAACGGCCATGGCATCGCCATTTTGGTAGGTGGCCACCGTTTGCATATCTGTACCAACGATTGCGCAACCATCATAAAAGAACATGGTTTCAGCCTTGCCGTCAAACCACACATCAGCAACAGTTGGGCCATCGGTTACAACGTCAGCACCTAAGCGCTCGATGTATTGTGTTACCTCCAAGCCGTCAACCACGTCAAAGTAGTTGGGGCCTGCCCAATACGCGCCCATGCAAATGCCAAAGTATTTGCCGCCTTCAAACACATATACTTGAACCGCGTCAATGTGTTCTTGGGTAAAAATGTCATAAAAATCATCGGAGTCGCCCATACCTCCTGGAAAAGCAACTACGTCATACTGAATCAAGAAGCCGTAATTAAGCTCGTCTAGTCCAAATGTACGAACATCAAAGTCTTTGATCAAACCTTGAATCATGCCTAGAGCGCATTCAGTTTCACATTGTGGGTCGTGGATAAAAAGTGCGATTGTTGGTTTCATGGTTTACTGTGCCTTTAAAAGATTATTATAGGCTGTTTAGGGTCAAGAAGCAAGTCTGAATTCCTATACTCGAAACATCTTATCTAGAACTTCACGGATTAGTTTGGAGGCTTTTTCCGGCTCACCTTCAAAGATAGCAAAATCAGCATCAATTAGTGGCTGACGAAACTCACCAAAGATTTCTTCCGCTAGTGGGCGATACACTTTATCTTTGATGATGTGAGTAAGATTAACACTAGCCTGTAGTTCGGGGGTAACTACTACTTGTGCACCTAGTCGTGCTTCTACTCGATAAATTTTGGCTATGCTATCCTGCAAGTACGATTCGTGCGCAGTTAATTTACCGGTAACCATTTTTAGTGGTTTCAGCTGATGCCTACGCTCGCCAGTATCGGTAACTTGCAGGTGGTCAAATAGTTGGCTCATCTTCAATTCCAAAATGTTTTTTAATTGCTAAATAGCCAGCTGAGCCATCGTGGAAGCAAGCATCACTAATATCAGCACACTCTGTGGCAATTAATTTAGCAAATGTGTCTATAAATTTTACTTCAGTTTCCCAGGAGTTATTACGCCCGCTAGGAAAACGTGCTGTGATAGCTGAAGCTTTAGTCCATAATTTATCAATTATTGGATTCATTTAAGCTCCCACAATTTACCGCGTTGACCACAAGGAGCTAAGAACCCTTTTTCACGTTCTTCACGGCAATTTGATCCATTAATTCTAGTTGAAGCTAATGCCCATGCATCCTTTGAATTGACCGATGGATTCATACATTTTAGTTGCCAACTGGAATGTTGGTCTGGTATTGCCCACTTACAATCTGTGCAATATTTAGGATATTTCATTTTTGTCCTTTAAAATCTTCTCAGCATAATGACGAATAATATCTTCACCCTCAGCTTTAGCACATATATCAAGCAACCCATCTAGCATTCCATAAATGTTTTCAATAGTCGCAGGTACACTAATACCTTCACGACTAGCCTGCCAGTCGCCTTCGTAGGTCAAAAAGTATTTACGCAACTGGATGTATTCCGTATCACGAAAGCTATTAACTACTAAACGTACTTGGAAACCTTTTTCCATGTTTTCGTCAATGAGTTTGTTATAATGAATGTTATCGTCCATCTACGTAATCTTTCACAACTAAATTAATTGGGGTTTTGGCGCTGAGATAATGTTAAGTAGGTTCTCGGGCGTTGCTGGTATTGCCCAATGAGTGGTAGTCCAATCATTGATACATCTAATTGGGTTTACCCCGCTATGCTTATCTAAGCCATGCAGGGTATTGTAGTTCATCATATGTCGCATCCAGGTTTCCCAGTACTCTGCGAGAATAGCGTCATCTGAATAAATCTTCCAGACGGGTTCGCTACTCTCGGCAGTAACTGGCTCTACATAAAGCCAGTGTTGCATTAGACGAGTTCCTTTTGAACCCAACGACCAACTTTGTAGCCAGCGTAAAATACAAGGACTACAACTATAATGGCTGCAATATCAAAGAAGATCATTTTGCAATCTTTGGCAGTGGGTAAGGCACGCGGTTTTGTGGAGCACAAATACCGTCTTCACTAGCAAAAGGCTTGGTTTTAAATGCGGCATCTTCCAAGCAACCAGTATTACCCGACACAGTAGAGCACTTGGCTTTGATCACGCGATCTTTTTGTGGGCTAACAAACTCAATAGTAGCCCAGCCGTCGCCTTGGGGACAAGCATTGGTCTGAGTAGAGTCGCCACGACCAACAATATCCCAACCGCTGTAAAGGATATTACTTTGACGATACATTTGCGCGTTGAACATTGCGTTCTCGCGTGCAGTACCTTTGGCTTCTTCTAGTGAAGCGAAGCTGACTTCATCAGTTTTGCAGCCTGCCAAAGCTGCGGAAAGGATAGCAATAGTAAGGATTAGTTTTTTCATGATTTTTGTTTGTTTAAATACGGACACCTAATTCACGCAAGTGTTGGAGACTTGCAAGTTCTTCTGCGGGTTGATACGCTGACTGTTTCCATTTATCTGCAAGCAACCAGATACGATATACCCATCCGTGTTGAGGATGAGATTGTTCTGTGTCGATGCGAGCAGTTGAATCATATCGTGCGCTGTAGACGACTTCTCCAACATTAAAGCGATCACGCACTGCTCCGTCCGGTATAAGTTCAGGATTGAAGTAGTCGTGGCTGGTAGCTCTGATAGGGACAGCATATTTTTCTAGGATTGCTTTGATAAACGTCGCGCCACGGTAAGTTGATTTTGAAATTGCGTCGACGGTATTACCTTCTAGATATTCTTGGATAATGTAAGTAACTTCTTCGGTTGTAGCTGCCTTACCACGAAGTGCCTGACGACGCCGTGCATCACGATCACGCTTTGCTTTAAAGTCATCAATGATTGTGGCTAAGCGTGTGGTGTTGTACGCCATGCCAAGAATCTGGCAAGCATCTTTTTTAGTAATAGGCTTGACGGCCACATCTTTAGGCTCAAGCAAGCTAATAACTCTGAGAATATTAGCTTCAGTCATCAATTCTTGTTCTAATTCGCTTCGTTTTTTAGTTGCCATGTTATTCCTAAAAAGAAAGGCGGCACAGAGCCGCCAAGATTACTTGAGTACAGACAAGAAGTAAACTGCGGCTTTGCCGGTCAATTTGCTAAGAATGTCGTCGTCAACTGGTTTACCAGCAGACTCTAGTGCTTCACGCAATTCTGCAATGCAAGCATCTTTTGATACGCGGGGAGCTTTGTCGCCACCAGCGGCGGTTTTAGTTTTGCTGGTAGTAGAAGCGCCTGCTTCTTTTTTAACATACACTCCAGCTTGCACAAGAACCATACGAACGCCGTTAGGGGACATTTCGATTTCTTCTGCAATATCTTTGATAATTTCGGTAGAAGTCTCAGGGGTTGGGCCTGCGCCTTCGTATTTTTCGATAACGGATGCTTTCAATTCATCGGTCCATGCTGCTGCCATAATTTATTTTCCTTAGTTGTTTGTTGAGTTTTGATTAAGCGTGTTCGGTAACTACTTCAGTCATTCGACTTGGGACAAACTTGCGATAGTTGTGGTTGAGATCAAACTTATTGTAAAGCTCACTACGCTTTTGGTAGATTTCGCTTTCCAATTGATTGAGTTCAACAACAAACTGACCATAAGAATCCATGTCTAGTGCACTAACGTCGATGCCTTCGAAATGCTCACAAGGAGCTACGAGTTCGACTAAGGTGCGATGTGAAACTTCACCATTGGGTTTAGTGTACAAGAATTCTTTGATTTTCATGTGTGTCTTTCGTTGAATAAGTATATATTATAAAGTGAAACACCGATTCACGCAAATTTAAATTTTTTAATGTCCAAGCACTTCTTTTTCAAGCGTAGCAGTAAAACGTGCATTCATTGACGGTACTACCAATGGTAGGAACAAAACTGGAGCACTGATTACTGATAGTACAAGGTAAACTACTTGAGTTAGAAGTGGATTATCGGTAAAAGGGTTCTCGATACCTGCCGCCTGGGCTTTCCGCAATAGCGGGTTAAATACGGTAACAAGAGCCATAATACCTGTGGTTAATGCAAAGAGTGCATACCACTCAATCACGCCCATACTAGATTGCCTTGCTTATCATGAGCACGAGCACCTAGTGTGAAGTTAACTTTGACATTTGGCAGCTTGGTTTGATCGCCGCTGTTTAGGTGCAGGCGAGCATTAGCACGAATCGTTTCGTTACTGGAAAAGACGTTAATGTCCATTTTACCAGTAAACTCTTTAAATAGTCGAGCTTCACGAATCATTGTGTGAGTCCAGTATGGAACTGTAGGAGCCTTACGCTTGTTTTTGCTGTCTGTGAGTGCACGCTTAGCTTGCTCGTTGTTTGGCTGCGCTTTGATTGTGCGCTCTAGCCGACGTTTACGATTGGCTTCAGTACGGCTGCTGGTACTGGGTGCAGGAGCTGCTGCTTTAGTTTGTTTCGTTGCCATAATGCCTTTTTCTAATTAAAAATGTTTTGGATTCTGTCTCGATTAAGTCGAGTGCCCCATTCTCCGCCAAATACTCTAGTACAGCAAATGCTTGATCACGTGTTTGTAGCTGAAAGCCAGCATGCTTAATTGATAAGCCTATGTGATCTAAGATATTGTTTGTAAGCAGTTTGTACTCGTCGTTGAATAGTTCAACGATTTGCGGAAATGGATTCATTAGTCAAATACGCGAGTAAACTCGTTGCTGTACATGCCTTGCAATGCCATTTGACCCATTTCGATAGTTTGTAGAGTATCTTTAATGTCTACAAGCAATTCAATAAGCGAATCAATAGAGTCTACGCAAAGTGGAATTGAACGACCGCAAGTATCAGAGATGGTAAAGTCTTCCATACCGCCTGGGTTAGTACCGATCTCAACTTGATTAAAGTAGTAATCGCCATCAGCTTCAAACAGGTCGTCTTTGCCAAACATATCGACGTCTTGGTGGGGAACTTGGGCAAACAAATATTTCATGGGGTTTCCTTTTGTGGAGTGTTGTTGTTAAAGAATAATTATATCAAAAAACAATTGATAAATCAAGTGAATATTTCTACATACGAAAAAGCCCCTCAATTTGAGGGGCTTAGTGTGGGTGGTGCGAGCCAAGGGAGTCGAACCCCTATTTTACAAATTATGAGTTTGCGGCATTAACCTTTATGCTAGACTCGCGTTTTTGCTTTGACTTCCTCTAAGGAAATCGGTGTGTAGTTGATCTGTTCTAGACTCACATTAAAGTACCGTGGGTCTGGTAGGTGTGATAGTTCACGAATTACTCGATTAGCGTGCAGGTGTCCGTGAATGTTTAAACCCCAACGTGCTAGTGATAGAGGGTGAACGGGAATGTGCGTTAAAATCATGCCATCAAACTGATGTGACCCACGAATATCTTTAAAATGTTCTAGGTAGGCCAGTGGTTTGCATAAGTCATGGTTGCCTTTGATTAAGATTTTTTCACCATTCATGCGCGATAAAAAGTCCAGTGAGTATGACTTCGTACTCATTGAAACGTCGCCTAAAAAGTACACTTTGTCACATGAACGAACTACACTATTGTGATTAGCAATAATGGTTTCGTTCATCTGCTCAACGGTATCAAACGGACGCAGCGGTGACCCGTCGTCGCGCTTGAAGCCTAGGATATTGGCATGACCAAAGTGATGGTCACTGCAAAAGAAAATGTTTGCCATTAGTAAGTATTCCAGCTTGGAGTGCCTGTCATGGAATGACCATCGTGCTTTTCTGGCACATAGTCTTCATACCAGCCTTCGATGTTATCAGAGTAGCTTTCAGGGTCGGCGTCAACTTCCTCATCCGAATATTCACACTGAGGGTAGATGCCATAAGAGTCAGCATGGTCAACGCCACACTGCCAAGCAAAGTCACCTAATTCTGTTTCAGTCATGGAAGTGGAAACAATCCAGAACTCATAAGCATCCGTACCAGCCATGCCAGCACTCATGCAGATTACAATTTTACGAGTGTTTGTCATAATGCGAAATCCCCTAAATAAGTGTATATTATACATTATTTAGGGGATCAGTTCAAGTTTAAATTTTGGTACATCCTGTAGGGGTCAAACCTACGACCTGAGCCGTGTAAAGGCACTGCTCTATCACTGAGCTAAGGATGCATTTGTTGGAGCAGGGTGCGAGAATCGAACTCGCGGCATTAGCTTGGAAGGCTAAGGTATTACCACTATACGAACCCTGCGTATTTAACGTCGCATTGAAGCCACGTCAACAGCAGCTTGTTTGCTAAAAATAGGCTGTAAACAGCTTTTGTGTATGATTGAAATACCGATCATTTCTGTGCCGGTATATTCAGGAATTGTTTTAAGATTGCAGTCACCACCAGGCGTAACACGACTTGGCGGACGGGTAGTTGCTCGTGGAGTACCCATTTGTGGCGATAGTGGTTTGATGTTGAATTTGTGTTTCATAGCCATAATTATACGGCGATTCAACTCCGTAATCAAGTGTATTTTTACGGATTTAACATCTGCGGAACATACTCCGACCCACTCATTTTTGCGCCTGGTTTGCCGGTCATCTGTTCATAGTCTGAAACCATTGTAACATAAGTATGCTCTTTTTTACGCATAGCTTCACAAGCTACAAGCACTTCTGTTAAATCGTCAAATTCTGCGCTACACGGCAGGTTTGAATCTTTGTTTGTCCAATAAACTTTAAACATAAATTTTGCGTGTTTGGCGCAAGTGTAAAAATTGTGGTGCGGGCTACAGGGTTCGAACCTGCGACCTCGACGTTGGCAACGTCGCGCTCTACCAGCTGAGCTAAGCACGCATTAAAAGGGTACGTCATCATCTAAAATGGCATCGACCATTTTTTGGTGATCACGTTTGATTTTTGCTAATTCTTGTTGTATTGCATAATCATCTGCATAAGGAGCAACTTCTTCCAAATAGTGTTGTTGCTGGTTCTTATACCCAGCGTGTTCCATAATGGTTTCAGTTGTAATCTTTGAGAATAACAATAAACCTTGTTTATTTGCCCATATAAGATATTCGTAGTGGTCTGGAATTACATCACAGACACGGCATCCTTGTAGTTTACCGACCATTATCTTGTCAGTTAGTTCTAACAGCGGTGATTTTAATTTTTTGAATTGTATAGCCATATATTAGCACACGCTTTGCTAGCAAGCAGCCTCAGTTTTTATACCCCAGCGGAGTGTGCTAATATATGGCGGATAGCAGAGGAGTCGAACCCCATCCGGGTTACCGGAACCTGGTTTTCAAGGCCAGTCGCAGGACCAACCCCGCTGCATTACTATCCGTTTATTTTGGTTGCAGAGGCTGGATTCGAACCAGCGATTTCAGAGCTTATGAGACTCGACGGATGACCACTTCCATACTCTGCGATATTCTTTATTCTGTTAAACTTTGTTCAACAGCTTGTTCTAGTTCGGCTTCACGTTGCATGGCTTTAACAAACTTGGCAACGCGTTCGATTACTTCTTCACTAGTCAACCAAATGTCTTTGTTGTGCAACATAGATTGAATTTCTAGTTCAGTTAAAAAGTTGCGGTAAACTTCTGATAAAAAGTTTTCACTCCAAGCACGCTCAAATTGCAGCTGGTCATACATTTCACCACCTTTGCCAAACACACCAGCTGAGTAGTTGTGAAACATAAATAACGAATGTGGCGTTACTTCAAACTCATGACCGCTTAAAAAGATCATGGTTGCGGCACTCATACATGCACCTTCTACTGAAGTAGTAATAGTGCCTTCACATTCACCCATTACGCGTAGGAACTGTAGTGCGGTATAAAGATCGCCACCGCAACTGTTGATATAAATCTTGATTGAATCGTTTGAACGAGCATTACGAATTGTGTCGAACCAGTCAATGTAGTGTTCTGCTTCTAAGACTTCACCACTTAGGTAGAATTCATAGCTGTTTGCTAGATTCTTGGTAAATGTTGCCGGTTGGTCAAGTTTAGGGTCAAGTAGGTTATGCATCTAGTTATTGTTATTAAGTGCCGGTATTCTGTTACGAGGAACCGGCGAAACCCTAGTCAGTTTTTAGGCTGCCAATGCGAAAACGTTGTCGTTAGCATTTATTGTGTTTTGCGTCTGCGACCGGAACCTCCAGTCCTACGGCTTCTACATTGCCGAGTTGTCCACGTATTTACTCTTAGCCTAATCGATTACCGGAGCAGGCCCATCATAAGGAATCTTCTTCTAGTTGTTTTCTAATTTGTTCGGTATGGTAAACAACTATAGCATGGAAGTTATCTTTGTTAAGAGTATTCATAAACTCCTTAAAAAGTCCTTCGACATGATCTTTGTCAATATACTTAAACTGTAGCATCAAACTTCCTTATGGTGGACCTGGCGGGAGTCGAACCCGCGTCTTAAACTCTTTTCTGTCGGCTTCATACAACCATATTTTAGCACACTACCCATGCTGGGTGCTCCCAGTTACCCGCGGAAGGTGTGTGTACAATTACTCCGCATCTATTTATTAAGTGGCAAGTAGTGTGCTAAAATATGGTGCCCCAGGAGAGAATCGAACTCCCACACCCGGCTTACAAAACCGGACCTCTACCACTAAGGATACAAGGGCATGGGCAAGTGTTTTTACAGAACACCCGCTACAAAACTGAAAATGGAGTTGGTAACAGGACTCGAACCTGCATAATCTGGATTTGCAATCCAGTCCCTAGCCTTTCGGGTCACACCAACATTAAATACTGCGCTCGCGAATACAACTTTCAAACGTTGCCCATAAGTTACTAAATTTGACTTCGTAAATTTGCTTTAAGCCAATTAAGTAGTTAAGTTGTTCATCTTCACTCATATCCTCACGAGCAGCAATAAAGTTATCAATGTCTTCAGTAACATTCCAGCACTTCATAATTTCTTGTTCTAGGTCAAAGCGGTCTTTTATCATTTTGCTAATACAAATTTTAATCGGTCAGCTGCGTAGCTTGCAGCAAAAGCATTGGGTTTAACTTGTGCATCAATGTTACAGGTGCCCTTGATATAACCAACAGCTTGCTGTACAACTGCTGAGGATTTATACCGTTCATTAGGATTAATGTCTAGGTGAACTTCAACATAACGATCTTGTAGTACATCTGACAATTCATGGAACAAGTCCGAAACTTTATAAACTTCTTGCATTAGTCGCATCGAAGGTTTATTAGCTTTTTGGTCCCAATCACGTTCGCGTTGAACATCGCCAAAAATCTTGCAGCCATGTTTGCCGTCAATATGCACAACAATAGCTAGGGTATAATCTGCATACCATAAGCCGTCAACTTGAACACGCTCTGAATCCGCACCAAGATAAATCTTGGTTTCTGCTGATTGAGCAACGATAAAATCTTTGACTTCTTGAATGTTAAAGGTACGCATGATAATGGTTTGTGGTACGACTGGAGAGATTCGAACTCCCGGCTCCTGCGTTCGTAGCGCAGTACTCTAAGTCCACTGAGTTACAGTCGTGTATTTGGCAGAGGTACAAGGATTCGAACCTTGGATGGTAGATTCAAAATCTACAGTCTTAGACCGGACTAGACGATACCCCAACAATAAGATAAAACTAAGAATAATTAGATTAGAGATTTGCCCGTGCATCCAGCGGCATTCAGGGAATCGAACCCTGATCGTTTTTATTAACAGTAAAAGAAGTAACTAATCAAGTCGCTATAGTTTTAAAAATGGCTCCGTATATAGGATTCGAACCTATCTAGTCATTGATTAACAGTCAAGTCCGTGCGCCTAGCTCGGATTCTACGGAATATTTAACTCTAGTGCCCGGTGCGCCATCCCCGAGTGAGCTTCAGTACAGGAGAAAGACCGTACTTACACACTATAGCGCGTTTTCACTAGAATTAAATATGCTGGTTACTTTATCCAGCGCCAATTAACGAATGGCAGTTCAATTGCTCGGACGCCCGACAGGAACAACCCTTGTCATAACCGTTTACGTCTAGCGGACCTAAGGTAGGTCTTGGTGGATAACAGATGCCATAGCACCCGCTTCTCCATAACTTGGCGGCTTCAAGGGGTAACGATCCCCTTCTTTAGCAGTGACAGTGCTATGTGCGTCCATGAACACTTTGAAGCCTTTGTTGGTACGAGTAATCGGAGTCGAACCGATACGCACTAGGCGGCGAGTTTTAAGCCCGCTGGGTCTACCAATTCCCCCATACTCGCATTGTTGTTTTCAAAGAATAATTATAACTGATTAAGCATCGTAATGCAAATCTAAATTTTGGCACCGACCCAAGGACTCGAACCTTGACTGCTGATTTTGGAGACCAGAGTGCTGCCATTACACTAGGAGGGTATATATTCTAGCAATGCTTCTTGCGTTTCCGAATTATTGCGAGTAATTTTATCTTGTTCACTATCCGATTCATGCGATAGTTTATCGCGATTAAAGATTGCGTCCCAACGATCAGCATATTCTTGATCGCTAACGCTAAGTGGTCTTGGTGACGAACCTTTTGACATACGTTTCCTTATTAAAAAGCCCTTGAATAATATTAACAGTGGCTAAGTTCTCACTTAACCTGAGTTAGCCGCGGTTGGGCGGCTTTGGAAGATGTATCTGTTAAAAGCGCAAAGGGCTTAGATTTGTTGAGGAATAAGGCGATACGGGGACGTGATTTCACCATAAGAAGTATCCGTATCTAACACCATCAACAAATCTAAGCCCTTAGCTTAGAGCCTCACTTTTCTACCACCTGACTGGCTACAGGCTAGGGTCGTGAGTAGTTTATACTGCTTCCAGTTCCACTGCTTGGATGTAGTCGATAATTGCTTCGGAGAAGCCATTAATCTCTAGCCAAGCACCGTGGTTAATACCGTGTTGGTATGTTGCTACGTTCACAACATAACCTTTGCCCCGTGGAGCACCTGGACGGTCATAGCTTTGTTCGTCAGTAAACACAATGCAACGATCGTAAGAGCTTTTTGCATGGATTTGATTCATAGCACTACCCAATTGAGTACCGCTGTGATGCTGCGAATTTGAAATTGCTTCACGGAGAGCGAATCCGCGACGAGGTGGTACTAGCACAGCAAGATTACTAAAGCTATAGATCTCTACTTGTTCGCATACTTCACGACACAGCATGGCCAATGCTGCTGCCGCATCAAAGCGATCGAGATCTGATTTTTCAGACACTTTGGAGCCGAACATAGAGCCACTTACGTCGATTACCAAAACAGTCTTACCAGGAATTTTCTGATGAGTCGCTAAACTGCGAAACATCATGGTTTCTAGCATGTCTTCGTATTGTGGCACAATACGAGCCGCCGCGATGTAGCGGAATGGCAGGACACGGCTAACGTCAACGGTAGATGCATACTCGCGGATAAGGGAGTCCGCTACACCACTGTCGCGCATATTACGCAGATTACGTAAGAAAGCTAGTGCGCCTAGTTTCTTCTCAGTCATAAGACGAGTAAACGTACCACACTTATCTGCGCCGCTTGACAATTGAGTTTCCCAGGTATCTGGGGTTTCCAACTGATCTGAGGCAATACGCTGGAACAGCGCTGTTTGCTCAGCATTTTGCGGTTTAGGGTGAGACAAAAACATTACATCACGCAGTTTGATTGCGTGTGAGTTTTTATTCCACTTGGCAAGCTGGTATTCATTAAACTTGTTAAAGCAGGCTGCAAGACCTTTTTTAACTTGATTAGATACAGCAGACTTGCCTTCTTGCCAATAAATTGACATGAACTCAGACATTTCGTCTGGACGCTGAATTACATCAGTCAGCGCTTGTGCTTGCAGTTTTCCGTGTCGAGCAAGCTCGCGGGCAAGCAACAGAGGAATGTGACGAAGTTTGAATTTCGTACGAGCCTCCAAAGCTAGAGCTGATACCTTTTGAGGAGCAACTTTAGCTACCAATTCACGAACCAATTCAGCGTGAGTTTTACCATCAAGGTAGAACTGGTTTTCCCAAAGCATGGAAGCTAAGGTTAAACGCTTTAGTTGGCGTTCTGCATTGACTTGTGGAACACGAGTGCCCACAGAGTTGGTTGCTGAAACACGCACAACGCGATTGATCGAAGACATTGGATTTTCCTTTTGTTTAATAAGTAAGAATTAGGCGAAACAGAGAGTTTATCATTACAAGTGAAGTAACTGTTTCTTTCACTATACCTAAATTAAAGAACCTGGTGAGAATATTCTAGCACAGGGCGGAAGCGTTAAAGGTATCCAAGAACGCTTGCCTTAAACTTAGGCAGGAGCAACGAAGCCTGCTGTTTGTTGCGATTTTTAAAGCGATAGTTTCATAGTATGATGATGTACCTGAAGTCTAATCACTACACTAAGTTCTTTAATTTAAGTATTAATTATATATGAAATTAGCAAAGAGAACAAGAGTATATTTACTAATGTTATATGTTTGATTACTCGTTCTCTTTGCTAAGACATAATTATATGATATTTTGACTTTTAAAACAAGTCAATTTTTTTCATGGTGGAACTAGCAAGACTCGAACTTGCGACCAACAGAATATGAATCTGCTGCACTACCAACTGTGCTATAGTTCCACAAAATCAACCCCAGTAAGGATGATCTTTGACCATACGGTCATATTGCTTTTGCAACTGCTCTACATGAAATACATCTACAGGATTATGTGCAGCAATGTAATCTTCTAGGCTTGGTCGGGATTTGAATAGCGCTTTTAAAGCAGCTAAAATAGTTGATTCACTAATCATTTGCCAGTCTCCACAAACTTGTAGAATTCTTTGGCTTGTTTTAAGACGTCTTCAACTGTTGGGAATTTAGGTGTTGCTTCTTGAAGCTGTTTTGCATTGGCCATACCTTCTTGATATAGCTTGAACATTACGTCTGTGGCAAACTCTAGGTTGGCTTCGTACTGTTCGGTAAGATGTTTTTGTGCTTGAGCAATCAGCTCAGTGCGAATTTCAAATGGATTCATGTGAATCTCCTATGTGTGATGTGTGTATTGGTTGCCACGGACAATTCCGAGATGTCGACCTATCGCTTATCAAGCGAGTGCTCTGCCTCTGAGCTACGCGGCAATTAGTTTACATACTACTTATCCTATTATACGCCGTATGTAAGAGCGATCATTTCTTTAAGCTGCGCCGCCTACGTCACCTGTGTGACTGGCTAGACCTACATTTCCTTGAACAGGATTTGCAAATACACTCATTCCTGCATTAGGAGTAGCAGTATTTTCATCACGTAAGCCTTCTGGGTTATTTACTAAGTAAGCTGGCGTGTGTGCGATTGCCATGTTGTTACCAACTAAGTGTACCCCTGCAACAGGGATATTTGTACGATCAGTTGCCATTTTTAGGCTCCTTAGGTGCTGGGTTCATGTAATTTAATACATCAGCCATTGTTGGTAGAGGTGCTGTTGGTGGCATTTGTCCACCGACCCGAGTCATTTCAGTTCCGGTTAGTGTACTGCCCATTGGATAATTATCCCCAACTTTGCCAGCAGCTGTTTTTGTTTTGTGCATAGATTGTCCTTTTTTAGCTAAAAAAGATCGCAATATGTTATTGCGATCAAAAAATTATTTGGTACAACCCACAAGAATCGAACTTGTTTCCATCGCTCTTCAGGCGACCGCTATGACCACATCAGCTAGAGTTGTATATTAGGGGCCTATAAATGAATCAATGTCAAAGCTATTGCTTTTAGTGATATTATCTATGGCCGATATTTCTTGTAAATTACTTTCTATATGAAGCCCACATACTAGTTCACCCCTTAACGGAATTATATGGTCTATGTGGTTTCCTTTTTTGCAAGTAATATACTTGTGTTTTATTGCATCCAAATTAGCCCAAGAGGGTGTCATGGATTTTAATTCTGCACGTTTTTTAGCTTCTGTTGCTCTGCGTGCAGGAACTACTGATTTGCAAAAACATGACTTACAAAAAGAATCTTTGCCAGTTGTTTTTGTTTTATTTGTGTAAAAACTGTCCAAATCATAAATATGTTCACAACTTGGGCATTGCTTTAACCCGTATTTATGCAATAAGTACGTACAAGACTTGATAGTACCAGATTTTTCTGGCATTATTTTTTTATGTAGTACGCTTATGCTTTGGGCTGTTAGTGGTAGTTCTTTAGAAAGTGAGTATGTTATATTAGATATAACAGATAGGTATTCGTTTGGAGATACTTTATTTGAGGGCCATTTATCAAAATAACCTTCAATGTTAAATATATCTTTTAACGCCGCATATTTAGATTCGTATATATAGTCTTGCATAAGTAGAGTACTGGATTAATATATAAATATTATAACACTTATACAAAAATTTTGCAAGCTAAAATTTTATCTGCTGCTCTACCTGATGAGCTACCGCGATAAAACCTCTTTGGGGTGACCTATGGGAATCGAACCCATACTAAAAGAATCACAATCTCGGGTGCTAAACCGTTACACTAAGGCCACACCAAAGAAGTTTGGCGGAGAGTGTGGGAGTCGAACCCACTCGCCCATTTCGGAGCGTCGGATTAGCAATCCGATGCCTTACCATCCAGCCCACTCTCCAGTGGTATTAAACCATATAGAAACACATTCCCCGGCTGAACCTAGGACACCGTTTGTACTTTAGGAATGTGTTTTTATATGGTGGATGCACTGAGAATCGAACTCAGATAGTCGGATTAAAAGTCCGATATTCTAACCGTTGAATTATACACCCATATCGCGCTTCCATTTGCCACGAAGCTGCTTGTGGCTTTTTGTATGTGAACCACTACCCGAGCGTTTTTGTAACGCTATTTGGATGTGGTTCCTGGGTTTTCGTGTTTTCATTTTGTTTTCCAATTAAGGACGTTATAAATTGTGCGTACCGTTTCTACAGTATTATCGCCTTTACTAACAATAGGTGAGGTGATTACTCTGTCACCATCTTTGAAATAATTTACTTTGTGCGACTCAGGATAGTTTAACACTACGCCAGTAAGACGCTCACGTCCCATAGTATCGGCATAAATATAACAATCTTGAATATCTACTACAGGCTTAGTCATCTTTTTCTACTCTGATTAAAATAGGGCCGAATCGGAAGATGCGCACATCTTTACCATCACTGTTATGCAGGGTGTTCCATAACAGTGGAACGCCCATAAACCAACTTGTTTTCATATAGTGATATTTCATATAGTATTAAAATTGGTGGAGAATATCGGGGTCGAACCGATCTGAAATCCTGCTTGCAAAGCAGGCGACCACGCCAGGCAGTCCCATTCCCCAGTTATCCTACGAACACTGCGTCAACCACTACATATTTATCGGGATTATCCTCCACGGTGTAGTGTGTATCAGCCTCATGAGGCCCGTAATACCAGGCATCATTTACATTTAGTGCAATCTTTTGAAACCCAACGTAGTCAATGTCAATAAAACCACCTTCGTAACCACGGGAGATTACTTGCAGTTTAGGGTCGTAAGTTTGTAGTTTTGCAATCAATTCTTCAACTAACATAAGTGCCTTGTATAAGTTACCATTTGTTTTGCTGACGCACTATTTGCTATACTGCACAGGAATCAGCGGCCGCTTTTACCCGATCTTAGATATAGTTACGTAGGGTTGACGTTTACCCTGTGGCTTACGTCAGCAAAACAAATGGTACTCCAGACGGGTTTCGATCCCGCTTCTCCTCCTTGAAAGGGAGGCGTCCTAGCCACTAGACGACTGGAGTATGTTATATGGTGGAGCAGAGAGGGTTCGAACCTCTACAATTTCTTGACCTCCGGGTTACAGCCGGGTGCCCTTCCTCTCAGGCGTCTGCTCCATATTTGGTGGGCTTGGCGAGACTCGAACTCGCAGCTTACGGCTTCTAAGACCGCTGTGTTTACCAATTTCACCACAAGCCCATAATTAAATACTTTGTATACTTGATGATACTTAGCACCGTCTAACTTAATATAAGCCTTCAAACTCAAGGCAGGACGTATTGTCGTTTTCAACAAAATATTTAATTATGGTCCGAGATGAAGGATTCGAACCTTCGTTCTTCTACTCCCAAAGTAGACGGATTACCAGACTTTCCCAATCTCGGATATACACTTTTTAGATAGTGCGAAATCTCCCCGATATAGTAGGCTGTCGGTGGCAGCAAGCCTTTAGTATTTTACAAGTGCTAAGATGGTTGCACGATGTTGTGGGCCACATTCGGCTCGCACTAACGCAACAGCTTCTTCAAAGGTTACATCTTGTGGAACTTCCCAAACCGCTAGTTTACCCATAAGTCTAGTAAAAATTCGCATTGTGTTCCAATCTGTTGAAGAATTGTTATTATACATGACTTGCAACGAATAAGCAAGTCTAAATTTATATTGGTAGGAGAGGGTGGATTCGAACCACCAAAACCAAAATTTCCTGATATGTTTCCCAATAGTCGACGTCGGGTCTAAATTGCTCTCGCCCTAACCAATTGCTGTAGGTTCGGATGCTAAGTCACGACATTAGATATATCAGATTGAGTGCACTTGGTTGCTAAGAATTCCAACACTTGCTACTCTCCCATATATTAGCACACTAAACTACTTAGGCTGCAATAGAAGCCATTGTTCATAAAGTATACTAATATATGGCGATCGTCCCTAAACGATCAACATATAGTCTTATTACTGAGGGCGACGGCCCCACTGTATCTTAAAATCCGAATACCCTCTCTACAGCGGCGAGGTACTCTTTTTAATGACGGGGATTTCACCCGCCTCGACCGAAGTAGCTGCTAACCAATAGGGAATATGGCAACAAGCGTGGCGGGACTCATAATTAATAGCACTATGCAAACATTGCAGTTTGCGAAAGGCACCCGCAGGCTATCCCGTTTTACTATTAAACTAATAATACTATTAATTATGAGAACTAGGTCAAGGCAACAGCCTAGTTCAGTCAGTTATTATGCCACCGCAGGTTTCGACGGACTATAAATAGCTCATCATTACTAACTGTTGGTCTGATCTTCTCCCATCCCTGGGAAACTTGGTGGACTTATTGCGAATCGAACGCAAATACCATTTGCAGGGAGCACCTTCGCCACAAGCTTTATAAGCCCAAATTGTTAAGGATACTAAGCGCCTAAACTATTCTCTAGTAAAGGAAACTGAACCATGGCCTACGCACCGTGCACTGTGTAATCGTTGTTGCTGGGGAGGCCGTTCTGTTCTTTTTTCGCTTTTCTCACTGTCTAAGCAATAATTATACTATGATTTACGTCCAGAGTCAAGTTTAAATTTCTTGATGGCATCAGCATCTAGTGACGCCGATACGCGAAACGCGTCCTTACCTACTAGATCATAGTGCTGTTCAGCCATTTGCTTTAGCGCTGGAAGTTTAACTCCAACAACACGCTCATATCGGCTAAGGTAAGCATCTACTAAAAATTCTTTTGTGTATCCTGCCATAGTATCTCCGTTTAAGAATAAATTATACTACAAAACTAAAATACTTTCAAGATCAATTTCTTTGAAGTCAATGAATGGATACTTTTCGCGCCACTGAGTTAATACGCTAAGCATATAAGCGCTCATTCCGTGACCATTAACATGGCAGTGATATGTGCTGCCTGAATAACCATCAAACTCATAGTGGCCTTCATCATCCATACGAATGTTGGTAACGCCTGAATTTAATTTCCATGAGTCACCACCAGCATATCCGCCGTACCAGCCAGCAAAAATTTTACGAGTAGCTTCTTTACCAGTAATCTCTAGCATAACCCATCGGTCTGGTGTGTAATATGACATATTATTTCTCCTAATCAGACTATATTATAATCTGATTAAAGGACTTAATTCAAGTCAATATTTATTCTGCTTTCTTACAGTACCGCACACAACACCTAAAGTAGGCGGTAGTTGTTTAACGAACACTGTTGTGCCGTCTAGGTGTTCAATAACCAGTGCTCCGGTACTATTACGTACCATTGCTGCACCAGTTACTGCTAAGCTAGTTTCATAAGCTGTTTTCATATTAATCCTTTGTTGGTCCGGCGTACAGGAATCGAACCCATATTCACGACTTAGAAGATCGCTGTATTATCCATTATACGAACGCCAGTTAATTAAAACCAAAGAAACTCTTGTTCAAACATACGCACTAGATGTGGGTCATTGTAGTCGTAAATATCAGGAATATCCATGATATACGATTTTGCACGAATTTGATCGCACAAGTCATCCATGCCAACAAATACATCTAAGCTATCTAAATAGTTTGCCGCATTAACAAAAACAATACGCTCAGCCCAGTTAATTAAATTGGCTGAAACTGGAATTAATGCATAGTTGGGATTTGAACCGGCCGACCTAGCATTGATTCCATTCTTGACGGCCACTGCCGCACCCGTTGGTGAGCGAAGCAAACCAGCGCTACATACAAACAACCAGCGAGGGCTGTTACCTTGATATTGGTTACTAAATGGGGCATTTGTTTTAAAGATTGCGGCATTTTTAGTGCCAGTTGCAAACTCATTTAAGTTTTGATTCATAATAGTCTACTAATGCTTTTGAGGCAATATTCTTTTGTTTTGATTCACACATTATATCTGCAACGGGCAAGAAAGTCAAGGCCCAATCATTCGATACTTGATTCCAGTAGTATTCACTATGGGCACGCAATTTAGCATTGGTAAAGCCCGATGCTTTAAGCGTAGGCAGGTGCAAGCTAGTGTGTGTATCGTGATCGCCTACAACATCTTCACGGCTAACCGAATAGTGAATTGTAGGACGTACGCCCCGCCATGAATCAACGACACGTTTAAATCTGTCATCACTAGGCTCAATGTATTGACCGCCTGAATTAATCCAGTGGTGATGAATGTCTAAGACTAGTGCACAATCGTGTTCCAATTCTAGCGAACTATCTAAGCCCCAGGTAAACTCTGCATTTTCAATGGTTAAACAGTTACGTGCTTCTGGCGATAAACGACGCAATGCAGCTTTAATACCATCCGGACCGCGTTTACCGCCGATGTGTACGTTACACTTAAAGTCTTGGAATTCACGGCCGTAACCCATGTAGCGGATAAGGTCACAGTGATACTCAAATTCTACAATTGAATTCTCAACTACGTGGTCTTGCTCCGATGCCAACACGCAAAACTGTCCGGGATGGAACGAGAGTTTAATGTCTAGCTTGCGAGCACGTTCACCGATCTTGGATAAGTTAGATTCTAGGAAAGCGACTACATCCGGTTGGAAGTAGAAGGGCATCCAATCATCATGCGAATAGGCTGTTAGCAAGTCCGATGTGATTCTGAACATACGCTGCATAGGAGGCTGCTTGCCTACCCATTCAATCTGATTGGCTAGCGCGGTTACATTTGCACGCATCAAATCCCATAAACGCTCACGTGCACGATCAGGTGTCTGAGACGACAGCCATTTAATGGTTGTACCTGATTGATTCAGCTTAGGGTCTGCTTTAGACTCTGAAATTTGAATCTTGCAAGCAAAGCCAATGCGTTTGATATTTTGATTGAACATTTTGTAGTTATTTGTAGGTTAAGCGTTTATTATAACAATGTTTAACTACTTGTTCAAGTTTATATTTATAAACCAGCGATTGTATAACAAGTCTGACAAATTTCGTTGCCGTCTAAGTCTTCAATTAATTTAACTGCCCATATGTTGCAATTGTTGCACTGAGTACATTTTAGCTTGACATAGTCCACTTGTTCGGGGTCAATGCCTAGTTCATCGCATACTACAATAAAATTGCGACGGGTATTTAATAATTCTTTACGTAGTTGAGGATACATCTGGTTTGTAACGATCATCCAAGTGTGGATGAGTCTTTTGAAATTCTAAAAGGAACATAATACAGCACTGTGCATGGGCCAGGTGCGACAAGCCCGATTCAGGGTCAATGTCTTCACCGTCGTTAAACGCTGTAATATGTCGCATTGCTGCGGCTAAGGGTCGGCTCCAAGCGAAGCCTTTACGCCAGTTGTGTTCTGCATACTTGATAGCACCGAACTTTAATACTGCCGCGGTTTGATTCATTGCTTCTGTGCTTAGTAAGTTTAGTGGTAATTTGTCTGTGTCAAACTTTAAAGCAGTACCTGCGGGTATTTGTTGTTTTAGTTCTGGAACGCCAGTTACGGCGACTGTTTCTAGGTATTCTTGGATTGCTTGAGTGTTGGTCATAAGTTTTTAAGGTTTTTTGGGCATTACTAGGGCACATAGTTTCTCAGGCATTGTAACTTTTACGTCAATTTTTGGTTCCAGAGATTTCTGTTTACAATAAGACAAATATGCTTTGTACGCATGAATTCTTATATACTCACTAAATGTCATATTTTATACCCAGGTTTGTTCGACCTATAATTATAACATTTAAGCTGGACCACGTCAACAGTGAAATTTTTTGTACCATAAAACCCCTAGCTAAAATTTGAGTCTTGACGTTTTGTGGTAATTCATATATAATCACACATCGCGCATTATTTATAATTAGACACATGGACTTCTCAATCTTAACCCAAAGACTTACAAACGGCGACATTTATCAAGCTCAGGCAGAAGATGGCAGTACTTATCAAGTAAACCGCCCTCCGACCACAGTAATGTTAAGTGCCGCTAAAGCAATTAAACAATTAGTTGACCTGTATAACAACGATCAAGTTGTTATACAGAGTTTAAGCAAACAAATCCAAGATCTACTAAACGATAATGAACTTCTTAGACAAAATAAATCTACTTCAGAAGCTAGCACACAAATTGGACCTGAACAAGGGCAGTGAACTGGAACAGCAGGCTTTTGATTGTATACTGGAGAATATCTATGAACAAAATAAAAGCAAGTTTGCTGGCTCTATTGTGCTTCACAACCACAAACCTGAGCCTGGCAACCAGCAATGGACAAACTGTCAAAACCTCTGTACGGGACATATCATGCCTAGCAACCAACATTTACCACGAGGCTCGATCGGAACCAATTAAGGGTCAGATTGCGGTAGCGCAGGTCACTGTTAATCGTGTTAAAAATAAAAAGCAGTTCGCTAATACTGTGTGTGGCGTAGTTTTTGAGCGCGCACAGTTCTCGTGGACACTTGGAAAGCCCAAGCAAGTAACAGACGCTAAAGCATGGAAAACGGCTGTTGATGTTGCTAAAGTTGTATTAACACAATCACACCAACTTCCCAAGTTTAATGCTTTATTCTACCACACTACTAAAATAAAACCTCGTTGGGCTAAAAAGAAGCGTATTTTAACCACGATTGGTAATCACGTATTTTATGGCTAATCAAGGCCGGCACGCTTTTTTTGGGCTTGCCGGCCTTTTGTCTTTGTGATATAATAAAGGCTTAAATAAGGAATAATATGCAACAATTAATCGGAAATCGCATTCAAACCCCCGACGGTACCATTCTTCAAAGTTTCAACCGTCACGACTACAAAGAGCATCTAGATGCTAATGGTGAGGTTTACATTGTTGACGGTGGTTTGGAATACCAACGACGTTCGCTTAACCAAGAGCCTGCTACAGATCTTTCAGTATACGTAGGTGACGATCACACACATATTCGCACAGCT